ACCGTCGTTAACCATAATATCAACTTCGATTGCTGAATTATAATACCATAATGTACCATCAGCTGGATTGCTGTATGGAGCAGTTGTTGAGTATGTATAAGTCAACGGAGTAAACGGACTAGCCAAGTAAACACTACCTGCTGTTATTGTTTGCATATTGGCAGCAGTTGTTAAACCTGCATCAAGTAATGGAGTACCTGATGTTTGTGTGAATTTAATTGTACCGCCAGCAAGATGACTAATGCTAACTGCGCCAGAAGTTTCAATTGCTGCTGCAATATTTGTTAAACCTGCGGCCAATATATCAGCTACTAAACTTGTAGCTGTTGTACTGCTTAAATTAATAGTTGCAGATTCTGTTAGAGTTGAACCTGGTACACTAACTTCCATAATAAATGCATCATTTGCATCATATGTAAATGAACCGCCAGCAGTTGTACCTGTTATTTTTACAATACCAGTTACATTTTTAACATATGGTTTAAATGTAGCAGTTGTTGCACCTAAAGTGTCGTATTTAACATACAATGTACCAACACCCAATTGGCCACCGCCGCCAACTAAATCTAAACCATTGATTGCATCAGTATCGCTAGCATACAATGGCGCGGCTTGTAATTCCCATGATTCTAATAGAGCATTATATTTTTTAATACCCCAGTTTGCTCCGTTACCTGTAGCAGATGTTTTGAACCACACACTGCCGGCTGGACGAGGTGTAACATCACTGGTTCTCCACGCAGGAGCATTACGATACGTATCAAATGTGATTGTTGGACCATTTAATGTTACACTTGTAACAGAAACATTGCTACTAATTATTCCTAAGTTTGCAGCACAATCCGGAGCTGGTACAGAAATTGTAGTACCTTTAGCAATAGTTAATTTACCATCCGCTGTAACTCCGTTACTTCTAGCTAGACTGTTAGCTCTAATTTCAAGTTGACCAACACTGTTAACTGTTGCAGTAACACCTGGAATAGACGCACCGGCAATATCAGCTGCCGCTTGAGTAACAGTGGTACTTGTCATAGACACATTAACGCCGTTAATGACCATTTTTTGACTAGTTGTCAATGTTGTTGGGTTAGACACTGTACCCACAACAGTAGGAATTGCTGTCTTCCATGCATCGCTACCAACTAATACCCAGGTATTATCATAACGTTTAAAATAAACTGGATTAGATGTTGTTGTTGTATTAACCGCATAGCTACCGATTGTTCCTACTGAAGCTAACGGAACACTGCCACTCAATTGTGCAGTATCAGTAATTACTAATGGATTTTGTAATGTAAATCCTGTGGTGTCTTCACTCCATTCAGTAATACCCCAGTTAGTACCAGAAGCACTTACATCTAACCAATATGTACCATCCGAAGCAGTGCCTGTTGGGCGGATACTTGTACCAGCTAACTCAGATAGGTTAACATCAGCACGTTGAACGTATATTTGATTAGACACACCTAATGCACTGTATGCTGCAAGTAAACCATATTCATTTAATTCGTGTGCATGAATTGGATTATCGCTAGAATCAACTTGAAAATTAACACTACCAAAGCCTGCGACTAATTCACGTTGACTTGTAAGTTTAATTAATTTACCAGCATTTGCTTTTGTTGTGTAAGTAGCAACTGTGCCATCTGGATTTATTTTATCTTGGTCTGTAGCCAATAATACATAAGCAACTGTACCAGTTGCGGTTGGTTGGTATTGGCTTTCGTCTATAATCGAAACCGATACGCCTGGGGAAATTAATGATGCCATTTTAGTATCCTTATATTATAATACTTTAAAATATTTATCAGTATTATCAAAATATAGTCTATTAAGGTGCCTTTGGCAAAGGTTTACTATAAATACTGTATGGAATTTCGCCCCTTATGCCAAAGTTGTACCAGAAACCCCGCAGCAATTAATTATAAGCGCGATGGAGTAACTCATTTTCGAACAAGATGCAGCGGCTGTATTAGAAAGAACAGAAAGCTAGTACCACAAAAACCGACATGGATGCTTGCTGGGTATAAGAAAAAGCCACACTGCGAAAAATGTGGCTTTAAGGCCAAGTATAAAGAACAACTCAGCGTATATTATATCGATGGTAATTTAAAAAATAATTCGCTGTTCAATCTAAGAACAATATGCGCAAATTGTCAAATTACCATTGTTAAAGAAGGCCTAGGTTGGACTCAGGGTGATTTGACTCCGGATTTCTGATATAATCAATTCTTCGGTGCTAGCATACAATTCATCTATGCTACCATCGTTAGTCACAGTAACATCAAACTTAGTACCAATCCAGGCATATTCACTTGGGTGGATGCCTAAGCGATCTAACTCACTTTTACCTAATGCCCAGCCAATCTTTTTCATACCAGCATTTACAGTCTTAGCAGCATTGTACCATTCAGGTTCATTGCCACGTTTAACACGTACTGTTTTGCCACCCAGATTCTTAATCATTTTAATTTCATTGGGAAAGCGACAATCCGAAATCACAATGTCTTCGTTTGTTTTACGTAGTTTATTTTCTAGACTTGCTATCCATATATCAGTATGGAAACCTTGACGACATACTTCCGTGCCCCAGTTTTGCAGTACCCAACGTGGAGTTAGTTTTGGCATTTTTAAGCGTTTGGCCCACCATGGATCTACTCGTTCGCGCCAGGCTCTGCCTTCTGCACTGCGTCCTTCTAATAGTTCACGGTCCCAACCAAATACTGTTGCAACTGCATCTTTGAGTGTGCCAGCAAAGCTCTCACGTTTAAAGCCGTGCTCTGCTACTAGGTAATCTGCGATTGTGTCCTTGCCTGAACCGATGAAGCCTGTCACTGATATAATCATACTATTCCTTTCTGTATATAGTATATTATACTTTTTTTATTGCCAGGTGTCAATTATTGATTTAACCAGTTATCCAAGTTAAAGGGGTGCCGCCGTCGGCATAAGTTGATATTTCAGCATCAAGTTTATCTAGCAATGCCTGTCCTTCTGCTTTAAGTGCTGCACCATTTAAACTGCCACCGCCTTGTGGACCAGCAATAGTAGCAAATTTCTCACGTGCTTGACCTATACTCATCATCACCAATGCATAAGCATAGTCTTGTATCCACGGATATACCTGCGGATCGTTTAACAACATATTATCAGGTTTAACATTGTATACCCATAACGCAACACTTTCTACCGCAGTAGAGTTTGGTCCTTGCCAAGGTTGTTTGCGCAATACTGTTAATTTTTTAGTTGCTTTATTGAACGTAAAGTTCATGTAGCCACCAAACATAGTCATTGCTAGCTCTTGGTATTGTGTAAACAATTCGTAGTTAGCAAGTCCACCTACTCGTCCTGCCACTAACATATAAGTGTTTAAATATCCACTTGCAAATGGTTCAAATTGACTAGCTGTAGTACCTGTTACACTACCGATACCACGACGAAATATTTGTCTAACGTCCATAATCTCACGTGGTAATATGTATTCTTGTGTTTCTGGTTGTAAATCTAAGAACGCATAGCTTTCTTCTACTGCGTTTGAACTGCGTTGACGATAACGTATAAAGGCCTGCTTAATACCCATGTCGTAATGTTCTTTATCTGCTTCGACATCAACAATTTGATCACCTAATCGTAGACGAATGTAATCAATGATATCGTTGCGTTGTTGATTCTCTGGTATCAGCGGAGTTGCATCATAAGCAATATGCCCAGCACCTGTACCGGTAACTGGATTGTATAAACTGTCTGTAGTTAGACTGAGATTTGCGGTTAAATTACCTGTTGCTGTTGCCATGTGAAATCATCCTGTTTCGTATATTTAGCACTAACAGGATGACTTTTAATGTTTATGCTACTTTGAGTAAAATAGTATCAAGGTTGATACGTCCATTTAGTTTAATATCAGTTGCTTTGATATTGTCTAAGAACTTACGCAATTCAATCTTGCCCGCGGCTAAGAATTCTTTTAGCTGCACCTCTGGCTTACGTAAAGTTTTTTGTACGCTTGTAGACTCGTTAAAACCTGTTATAGCAGTACCTTTAACACCAAGTGCACCACCCATATCTTCTGCTATGTATTTGCCTAGTTTACGTGTCTTAATATTGTAGACCCAAAGCTCGGTGGCGCCTATGATGTCAACTGGGTTGATTGATACTAGTTTATTGGTAGTATCGTTTTTAGCATACTTGAGTTTAGCAATAAGTTTTTCTTTTTGCGGAGGCTTACGCACTGCCGCTTTCTTAGTTGCTTTCTTAACCTGTCCATACTGTGCAATGCCGTCAAACAATCGAGTATAGAAAGCATCATAACGTTTCCAGTCTGCCGCTTTCATATAGCTGTATGCTTCTTTTAAGTCTTCGTCGCTTGTTGACTTAGCTTCTGTAATTTCAGCATAACGACGTTCAAACACAGCCTGTATTTTACCTAGCATTGCCTGTGGTACGCCTTTACCACTTAGGTATTCGTATGCTTTAGGTTCTACAGTCTTACCTTCGTACAAACTATCTTCAAGTTCTTCGAAGTGCAAGATATGAGTTTTCATAATCTCATTCATACGGTCCTGAATAGTAGGCACCTTAACTGCTGGTTTGGTTTTATCTGTTATTTCTTCAAGTACCTTAACATCGTTATCATCCAATGCTAATGCTTTAGTTACGGCACCAATAATGTATTTGATTTCACGTTCACGCAATGGCATACCCTTACTGTGTGCTTTAATCAGCGCAGGCGCAGTTAACGGAGTGTAACCGTCTGTGCTTTTAGCAAAACGTGTAATAGTTACAGCATCTAGTTTATGAGCAACGCCTGCTGTCTGTTTTAACCACTCGACCAAATACTTTTTAAGCTCTTTGCTAGAATAGAAATAGTTGTAATAGCGCAAGCTCTTGCGCATCTCGTGATCAAACTCTTCATCTGTAAACTTTAACGCACGTTCGGTATCCCAAACTGGCTCACTACCAACAGCTTTCTCATCTGCAAAAATTGGATCACGTGTTGCTGTCTTAGCTTTTTTCTTTGCTCCGTCAATTTTAATAGCCATCTGTTCTTCCTTGTTAATAGTTTATATATAGCATTATACAGCCATTTGTTGTATTTGTCAAGCTCATCCTGCCAGTAGAACTGCAAACGTTATCATACGTTCATAGTTTGCTATCTCTTCATTGACTTTGTCAACTAATTCTTTATGTAGTCTAGTCTGCTTTTGGTGTCTACGACAATTGATTTCTTCTTTACTTATATCTTTAACCATTAGTCCAATATTATGACTGATGTTCCACATTTCGTGCGTGTACTTTTTCATTTTATGTAATGGCGCTTCTAATGCAGTCTGCACTTCTGGCCAATCTAAACTTGATTGTATTTCATTCATAAAGCAAGTATAGCATCTATTTGCAGCTATGTCAATCTAAGCTAAATATTAGATATACAGGACTATGTAATGCCAAGATTAAGCATGTACCGCCCAAATAAGGGAAATGATTATAAATTCTTCGACCGCAGAATCAGTGAGATGTTTACTGTTGGCGGCGTTGATATTAATATTCACAAGTATCTTGGTCCAATCGAACAAGGCACCAGCATTACTACTTCGGCAGCGCAGGGTTCGCCTGGCACCCAATTAGTATTTGCTAATACATCGGCTGTAACCCGTGGTATGTTTGTTGCGGGTACTAATATTCCTGCTGGCGCAACAGTCATTGCAAAGACTAGCACAACTATTACATTATCAGCAAGCACCACAGCTATTGTTGGGTCTGGTGCAACCATTGCCGTCTATCCTGATGCAACACAGCCTAGTTATGCTAATGAAAGTGTGAAAAATATACAAGACCTATTGTTTTTAGAAAATAGAGATCGTAAGTACGACACTAGTGTCTACACTATGCGCAGTGTTTATCGCATGAACGACAATGATTTTGACCTAAGTCAGTTTGGTTTGTTCTTAACTGGAGATACTATGTTTATGGTATTTCATTTGAACGATATGGTTGAAACACTAGGTCGTAAGATTATGGTAGGCGACGTAATGGAACTACCACATTTAAAAGACTTTTATCCATTAGACGATGATTTACCCAGTGCGCTAAAACGTTATTACGTTGTGCAAGATGCTACACGTGCGGCAGAAGGATTTAGTCAAACATGGTATCCGCATTTATGGCGTGTTAAAGTTGCTCCGCTGGTCGATAGTCAAGAATACAAAGACATTACACAAAACATCAGCAGTGGCGATGATAACAATACACCAATTGGTGATTTATTAAGCACCTACGACAAGTATACTGCGGTTAACGATGCTATTATTGCTCGGGCAGAAGCCGAAGTGCCACTAAGTGGATATGACACTAGTACCATTTATACCTTGCCAGTTGATACTAATAATTTACCAAATGTAGCTATTACATCTACTGCTAAAGTACAAGGATACTTAACAAGTACAGGTTTGCCGCCAAACGGATTGGCGGTTAGTGCAGGAATTGCGTTTCCGTCTACTCCAGCCGTTGGCGATTACTACCTACGCTTAGATTATGTTCCTAACAGACTATTCCGGTACGATTCTAAACGTTGGATTAAAATTGAGGATTCTGTACGCACTAACCTAACACCGGGATTAGATAATACAACTCAACGTAGTGGTTTTGTTAATAATATAAATGCCACATATAGTGGCGGACTTGGTTGGGACGCAATTCGTGTTGCTACCTCTTACACTCCGGCGGGCAACGCAAAAACATTATCATTTAATATGTCAACTAAGACAGTTGTAACAAAAATTGCGTATGTTAGCACACATGGCGTAAAAACTACATTAAATGGCACACATATTACCAATACTGTAGCAAATACTGCTGGAAATGTGTCATTTACCATCACAAATACACTATCTAGTAACGATATGCTAGAATACACAGTTTACAGTAAAGTAACACCGGAACGTCAGGGTTTATCTGACATACTTTCACCTTTGGCGGATAACTAATGAGCAGTCAATATTTTTATGATGGTCAAATTGAACGCTTTGTAGTACAATTCATTAGAATAATGAGCGGCTACGAAGTTGAGTTTGGACAGGATCGCACTGGTAGCAAAACTCTACAACGTGTACCAGTTTATTATGCAGATGGTAGCAGACAAGTTGCGGCAATTTTAGCAAACAATAGTGAAAACACTATGCAGACTGTGCCAGCAATGGCTACATATATCAGCGGATTAACCTACGATAGAGATCGTGTACAGAGCCCAACTTACGTTAATAATATGAGTATACGTCAACGTAAATATGATTCAGATACAGATACCTACGAACAAACACAAGGTAACGCATTTACTATCGAACGCATAATGCCTGTGCCATATACATTAGAATTAAAATTAGATATATGGACTAGTAATACTAAACAAAAATTACAATTGATTGAACAAATATTACCGTTATTTAATCCAGGTTTAGAAATACAAAGTACAGACAATTATATCGACTGGACAAGTTTAAGTGTTATATATTTAGATAGCCCTAATTGGTCAAGCCGGGCAATACCTGTGGGCACTGAAAATCAAATTGATGTTGCTACACTGACATTTAAATTGCCTATTTGGATTAGCCCGCCCGCCAAAGTTAAAAAGCTGGGTGTTATACAAAAAATTATTGCAAATATACATGATGCACAGGGTGATTTAAACTCTGCTGCTTACACCGAAGATAATCTAATGGGTACTCGTATGTATTATACTCCCTTGGACTACGGAGTTTTATTAATTGGCAACACGCTTACCTTGCTTAAAATACAAGACGTAGAAACCTTAAGAGAACCCACGTTAACTACTCCAACTAAAATCGGCACACGAGATAATTGGCACAATTTAGTTAATGTCTACGGTTCATTGGTCGAAGGCATTAGTCAAATTAGATTACTAGCGAATGACGGAGTATCGGAGATTATCGGTACAGTTAGCTATCACCCAACCGATGATAGTCTATTAATTTTCAATGCGGATATCGATACCTATCCAGCAAATACACTAGATGCAATCGATGCTATTGTCGATCCTCGAAAGAATACTGCGGTTGCACTGGCACAAAGCGCCGTAACAGGTACTCGTTATTTAATATTAAATGCAATCGGTAGTACTGCAAATGGTGCGTTTGATGGCCCAAGTGCGTGGCGTGGTACAGATGATTTAGATTTAATAGCAGGTGCCAACGATATTATTGAATTTAATGGTACACACTGGACTGTGGTGTTTGACAGCGCGGCCGAAACTGTGTTACAATATGTGTCAAATTTGAATACTGGAACGCAGTATAAATGGAATCTCAATCAGTGGGTTAAATCGTTTGAAGGGGAATATCGTAACGGAAATTGGACATTAGTTCTTTAGTTGACATTTATCAGTTAGTGTAGTATAATAGTTAATATGTTAACTAAAATAAAAGAATCAGTATCAAATAAATCAATTGAAGGTGTCGGCACGTTCATTTATTGTGTAACTACACATCGATATCTTTTTCTATTACGTAATTCAAGTAGATACGCAGGTACATGGGGATTAGCAGGTGGTAAGATCGATAGTGGCGAGCAGTTACTCGAATCCCTACATCGTGAACTTACAGAAGAATTAGGTGTAGATTTTTCCTCTGCCAGAGTAATACCTATCGAAAAATTCACCAGTGATAAAAACAATTTCTCATATCATACGTTTTTACTACCCGTCAATGAAGAATTTGTACCTGAATTAAATCACGAGCACAGAGGGTATTGTTGGGTTAATTTGGATGATCATCCTAAACCCTTGCATCCAGGTGTATGGCGTACTGTTAATTTTAAAGAAGTTGTTGCTAAGATTAAAACTTTAGAATCTATATTATAGATCCACTTCTAACGCAAATGTGCGTAATGATGCTTGTCTAAAATTTAAACAGCCTGCCCATGTGTCCGACACAGTCATTCTTCCTGTACGCGATACTAGAATAAATTCAACATCATTATAAACATCAAACAACATCTTACGTGCTTCTATCCAGCGAGTATCTAACACATCACTTCTAACCGGTTGATAACAGGCAGTGCCAGCATATACGTTATTATTAAATCCACGACCCGATTGGTGATCAAAGCCCAACATATATATTCGTTTATGTCCATCAAATGCTGCAATATATGCTGCTGTGGTTCCTGCATCCATATATGAATTGTACGGAATCATATAAAATTTATTAGGATATTGTAAGGTATGTTCGGCGTTAGTGTATACAATATGATCATTGATATAAGCACTCTCCGCTAGTTCTTTAATCATTTCATTACCAGTTGCTATTAGAAAATCAGGAGCAAAATCTCTATACAAGGCATTGCAACCATAACTTTGTAGAGTTTTTGCGCCAAGTAAACCACCGTGGTGATTTTTAATCACGGATAGATTTAAATCTAGTCTGCTTAATCCATTACCCAATACAATTGCTTGATTAGATATTTGTATATTAGTAATAGCGTTTGGCACATTTTCTGTTGTATCGTGCCAAACTCCGTTATTATAATTACGCTCAACTACAATTGATTCTGTAGTATAATCCTTACGATATCGTTTAACTAAAGGAAGCATTAATTTTTATACCTTAATATATGTTGTTTGTATTTTTACTGCATTACCAGCATTTGCACCTTGGTATGATAACTCAACTGTCCCGCTAGTATACGTCGCTGATATAGTACCTAAACTTGCTGTACCTGTATACATAGTAGCATATTGGTTTTTGTATGCAGTGGTGCCATTGTGTACTACTAATACTTCAGCAGTTTCATACTCGCCTAGTGACGAATTTGAAATTGACAATACATATTTTGCACTTCTGTATACTGTTGCATCAAATGTATCAATCACCACATCCGAAGTACCCACCGATACTGCAGCTGGATCTGCTACAATAATTCTAGCAACAAGAGCATCGGTATAAGTATTCGCCCAACGTTTGTCGGTGGCGCCCAGATTATGAACTTCGTTACCATTTGGAATAACATTACTATTAATGTCTGCAAAGAATATAACATTATCTGTGTTAGAATCACCAAGATTAATATTATT